ACTTGCCACACAAAGAGCGTATGGACTGGGATACACTTAGAACACAATTAAAAGAAACAGGCATCCGTAACTCAACACTAATGGCACTTATGCCAAGTGAAACGAGTGCGCAGATTGCTAATGCAACAAATGGAATTGAGCCACCACGTTCACTTATTTCAATTAAGCAATCAAAGCACGGAGTACTAAAACAAGTAGTACCTGAATACAAAAGACTTAAAAACAAATATGACTTATTATGGGAACAGCGTTCACCTGAAGGGTATATTAAAATTATGTCAGTGCTACAAAAATACATTGATCAAGGTATCAGTGTTAACACAAGTTATAATCCTACGTACTATGAAGATGAAAAAATCCCACTAAGTACAATGTTACAGCATTTATTGTTGTTCTACAAACTAGGAGGAAAACAGCTATACTATTTTAACACCTATGACGGCCAGGGCGAAATTGATGTAAGTAAGATGTTTGAAACAGAATTAGCACCAACAGAAATTGAAGACGAAGATTGTGAAAGTTGCACAATTTAGTTGACACAGCACATGTAATGTGTTATTATAAGAAAGCAAGCAAAGGAAAGTATAATGGGCGTATTTGACGTAGACAATCGTGTCGATCACACTAAGGTAACAGCATTTTTGGATCCATCAGGAGGTCCAACTATACAGCGTTATGACAGTTTAAAGTATAAACAGTTTGACGGTTTAACAGATAAACAGTTAGGATTCTTTTGGCGTCCTGAAGAAGTTGATATCTATAAAGATGCAGCTGACTTTAAAAGCCTTACTGAACATGAACAGCATATTTTTACAAGTAACCTAAAACGTCAAATTCTATTAGACAGTGTACAAGGTCGAGCTCCAGCAGAATCGTTTGGCAGTATTGTAAGTTTACCTGAACTAGAAAATTGGATTATTACTTGGACATTTAGTGAAACAATTCACAGTCGCAGTTACACACATATTATTCGTAATGTATATTCTAACCCTTCAAAAGTATTTGACGAGTTAATGGACGTTAAAGAAATTGTAGATTGTGCAGATAGTATTTCAGGCTATTACAATGAACTAATTGAATCGAGTATGTATTATAATTTACTTGGTGCAGGAACTCATACAGTTAATGGCAACAAAGTTGAAGTAGACATGTACGAGCTAAAGAAGAAACTCTGGCTTGCACTGATGAGTGTTAACATCTTAGAAGGTGTGCGTTTTTATGTGAGCTTTGCATGTAGTTGGGCGTTTGCTGAACTAAAGAAAATGGAAGGCAATGCTAAAATTATTAAACTTATTGCCCGCGATGAGAACTTGCACTTAGCATCAACACAAGCATTACTTAAAGTATTAAAAACAGACGACAAAGACTTTGTAAAGATTGCAAAAGAAACAGAAGCAGAATGTATACAAATGTTTGTTGACGCAGTGGATCAAGAAAAGGCATGGGCGCAGTACTTGTTTAAAGATGGTTCAATGATTGGTTTGAATACAGAGTTACTTGGACAATACATTGAATATATTTGTACTCGTAGAATGACAAACATTAATTTAAAGTCACCTTACAATGCAAAGAATAATCCGTTGCCGTGGACACAGAAGTGGATCAGTGGAGCCGAAGTTCAAGTAGCACCACAAGAGACTGAGATAACTAGTTATATTCAAGGAGGTACTAAACAAGATGTTAGTGCTGACACTTTCAAAGGATTTAGCCTATAATGATTGAAATTTACGGAAAGCCACAGTGTCCATTTTGCGATAGGGCAAAGGCACTATGCGAGCAAAGAGAATTAGAATACACATACAAACAACTTGGTACAGACTTCACCCGTGAGGAAGTACTAGAAATGTTCCCAACAGCACGTACCTTTCCGCAAATTAAAGTAAACGGTACAAGCATTGGCGGATATGATAAACTAGGTACGTACCTAGAAGAAACTAACTATAACGGGACAGGATACTCACTATAATGTTAATTGAAGCACCCTATAAAATCGGAGACACTGTGTCTCTAAAACTAACATCAGGCGAAGAAATTATTGCTCGCCTTGAATCAGAAGACACTAACACATACACGCTTAAAAAGCCAATGGTTCTTATTGCACAAGAAAAAGGACTAGGACTTGCACCGTTTATGTTTAGTGTATCGCCCGACGGCAAATTTGTTATGAAAGCAAGTGCAGTAAGTTGCCTTGCAATTACACAAGACGAAATTAGCAAGCAATATACCCAACAAACTACAGGCATTGTTACCTAAAATAACTGGTTGACAACGTTTCATATTGGTTGTATAATACTAGTATGAATAAAATTAATAGGCAAAGAAAAAGGCAAAATATGTATAAAGTAATACTTACAGACGCAGACGGCGTACTGCTCAATTGGGAGTACGCATTTAGTTGTTGGATGCAACAGCATGGACACACTGAAGTTGAAAATGCTAACTGGATATACGATATCGGTGAACGCTTTGGAGTAACCAAAGAAACTGGTAAGTTGTTAGTAAAGCAATTTAACGAAAGTGCAGCTATTGGATTTCTTCCAGCACTACGTGATGCAATGTACTATGTTAAAAGGTTACACGAAGAACACGGATATGTATTCCGTTGCATTACAAGTCTAAGTTTAGATAAAAATGCGTATAAACTTCGTAAAATGAATCTAGAAAAATTGTTTGGTGAAACAGCTTTTGAAGAACTTGTTTGTTTAGACACAGGTGCTGACAAAGATGATGCTCTTGAACAATACAGAGATTCAGGATTGTATTGGATTGAAGACAAACTATCTAATGCACAACTTGGTTTAGACTTAGGTCTAAATGCTATACTTATTGAACATGGATTTAACATGAACGATGATATTCCAGAAGGTATGAAGAAGGTAGTTAACTGGAAAGAAGTGTACGAACACATTGTGAATAACGAAACATAAAAATATGAAAAAACTTTTTACAACAGTAAGTCTTGTACTAGCAACGGCGACACCAGCATTAGCAGACACAAGCGAAGCATATACACAAGACCACTACAAAGTAGTTCTTGAACAAAAACCATATAACGTAGAAGTATGTAAAGACATCAAAGTTCCGCAAAAAGGACCGTTGAACACAGAAGGAGCAATCCTTGGTGGCATACTTGGCGGCGTTATAGGTAACCAATTCGGTAAAGGAAACGGTAAAGAAGCCGCAACTGGAGTCGGAGCATTGACAGGTGCAATACTTGGCGGACAGAACAAAGGTCCTCGAAATTACACTACACAGCGTCAATGCCAAATTGAAACACGATACAAAGAAACTGAACGAGAAATTTACAGTCATAGTACAGTAAAATTTTATCATGAAGGTCAACGGATCGTATTAAAGTTTCATAAGTAACAACAAATAATAGGAGAAAAATATGACAATACATGAAGAAATAGTACAGGCATTTAATAACTACTTGTCTGAATCAGAAACATTTGAAGATAAGAGCGTAAAAGCTGCAGCCGCAAGAGCTCGTAAAGCACTAGGTGACTTAGGTAAATTATCAAAATCACGTAGAGCAGAAATTCAAGACAAAAAGAACGCGATGTAATGCTTTGGGAAATTTGGTGCAAAGCAATCGGCACCAAAGCCTACAACGATAATCGTAGAGCAGACTGGGTTGCAATGGTACGTACCGGATGGGTATTGTTACACATTGCAACCTGCCTTGCTATTATAACAAATGCAATAGCCAATCATGGCTGGGGCTTAATAGGATTGTAGAGCTTTGGTAAACTACGTATATAACTAAATACTCTGTAGTACAAAAGGAGATCTAGTTATGATATGGTTAGACTATACTGTAGAATCAGCAGGCAAAAACTTCACTGTCAAAGGTGATTGGCCTGGAGAAGTAATGGGAGTTGCCAAGGATGGCACACCCAAAGAAAATTATCTATACAAGCCTGGAGATGTATTCATTGTAAATGAATCTGGATGGCTATGTAAGTCAGATGAACTGTCGTCAATGATATTAAAATACGAAAGTAATAAAAAATGAACGTAAGTACAGGTGACAAAGCAGTTATTGTATTCAGTATTAATACTGCTAATATAGGACGCATTGTTAATGTATCAGAATACATTGGCAAATTTAAAGAAGGCGAACAATTTGAAGCGTTCGGCATGAAGTCACATTGTCCAGTAACAGATCACTACTGGTGGATTGAAGCAGACGATTTAAATATACAGTTAGGTCCGTCACCAAAAGCATATATTGCTGATAGTTGGCTACGTAAGATTACAAATCCTAAAGAAAAACTTACTGACACTATTGAAAAAGAACTTGACATCTTCGCATAACTAGTGTATAAATAGTATTGTAACGTTGAAGCAATTCAAACGACGAGCTGGACCCGGGGGCGGTACCCGGCAGCTCCACCATAAGCACACTGTTTCTAGGGTCTGACCCGCGAAATCGCCTTTAAGGGTTCTTTGAGCCTCGTGGTTGGCAGTGTGTTTTTGATGGGGCTGAACTAGGATCGACAGGCGGATTAGTAGAAGAGTGGAGTTGCCCGGATGTAAGCTCGGTTAACGCGAACAAACTTAATAATTGCAAACGCAAATTATT